TCTAATCTTAAGATATATCATTCCAAAACTTCTTTTGTCAGCTCTACATGCTTCCCAAAAAATCCAATATATTCTATTTGCTTCACGAAAATCAGGATAACCAACATCAATACTAGACCATTGCATATACATCCAATGAGCTCCTGTCACGTAAGTTTTAACTCCATTATTCATAAACCAAGCTCCTTGCTCTCTGTTATCAAACTGCTGTTCAATATAATCTACCCAATGCTCTTTAAATTGCTTTGGTTTTTCATTCCATTGAAATATAGATTGTATTCTTTGCAATTCTTTTGGCATTAACTCTCTTTCCCAATACTGCTCAGATTTAGTAGCGTGTCTCTGAATACACTTTTCGGGAGCAATAGGAAGCGCTATATGAAGACCTGATATATTTACAATTTCCCCTATTTTTCCTGTCTTTGAAATTACAACAACATCGTATTGCTCATTATATCCATATATCCAAGACCTCACTCTATTTTTATTAGAAATGACACCTGATGGTATATAGTCTTTAACTACGCTGTATATTTTGCTATTTAGACCTTCTTTCTGCAAATCCTTGTTTTGTATCGGTTTTACTAACTCCTTTTTCAATAGATTCAATAGATTCTCTTTCTAACTCAATTCTATTTAAAATTTCAAATGCATCAAATATAGCTAACTTTTTAGTCATTGCTGCATTCTTTAATCTATCTGCTGCTAATTCAGAAGTTCCTTCATCAGTTATTATTGTCTTTAGAATTGACTCTTCAGCAACTTTAATAAGTTCTTCTACAGCCTTATGACCTGCAGCAATTATTCTTAATTTAATTTCTTTAGTATCTACAATATTTATCATAGTTTCATCGTTATCTGATGGTCATACATCCTATAAAGTTTTTCTCCATCTACGTCAAATTCGTATTCGCTATCAGGAGCAAAACAAATTGAGTCTCCGGCTTTTACACCTTTACTTAAAAGATATTCGTTTGGATATTTCATTATACCCATCAAAGGCTCTTCATTAAAAGGTTTTTTAATATAAGATTCAATTGCAGGAATTGGTTTTACAAAACAATATCTGTCATACGAGCACCATACATCATTTTTTTTGTACATAAAAAACTGTTCTGTTTCAATAAAGAATAAATTCTCTTTAAAAAAACTTTTCCCGCTTTTTTGCCTTCCTTTAATGTCGTTGTAGAATTTAAAAGCGTTATGATGCACAAGTAGAATATCTCCCGGCTCTATACGACCTTTATAACCTAAAGGGGTTTCTATAACTTCAGCATATCTATTAGAGAATTTATGGTCTTCTTCTGAAGTACTAACTATAAAGTTAATACCTCCAATATCTTTTGTGTTGTTATATCGCTTGCCATTTATAGGTTTAGCTATAAAATAGAATGGAGATTTCATTAGTAGTTTATATTAAATTCGATTGAAACAGGCATAGTAGAGGTAAATTCTTTCCAAAGAACTACTTCTTCCTTTTTGTTTATAATGTAGATTAGTATATTCCCTGTTCTTGCATTCCTCTTTATAAGATGAATGTCGTTTGAGTCTCCGAGTATTTTTTGGCCTACTATATAATGCATTGCACCACCTTTATAATCAGGACCTATAGAAATTTTACGAATATCCATTATTAATTAAATTTGATTTATTTATACAAATATATAAAAAATGCAAGACTTTGCTGTAGTCTTGCACTTTTAGTTATTTTACAATGCTTTCTAATTCTTGTTTTTCAAATTCATCTAGTCCATTTATAAACCAATCTTTGCCAAGCATAATCTTTATATGCTCAACGTTCCTGTTTTTGGAATCAATGTCGTTATCAGTCAATACTTCTTTTGAATTTAATTGATTAATTAAATTTACCGAATCATAAGCTGCAGAAATACTTCTTGCTATTTGTTCTTGTGTTAATTCTTCCATTTTTATTTTTATTAATTATTACCAACTTGTTAATGCTGTTCTTCTCCACGTATTTGTTGCGACACAAACATATATGAAATCTGTTGTTACTCTTATATCTCCAATAGTTCCTGCGTCTGTTGCAGAAGCGGGGGCCGTGGACATACCACTCGTTAATCTAATATTACCAAATATACCTGTCGTAACAGTAGAACTATTTCCTAAAACTGTTGTATTAGAACCTAATCCTGTTGCGTCATGACCTATAACTACCTGATTTGTTTGGTTATTGGCTAAAGGAGATGTTCTATATCCTATAAATATGCTATCATTTAGAATAGTTGCCGGTGTTAATGTGTCAGCTATATACTTTGCAGCTTGATAACCGGTAGCTACGTTATTGCTTCCTGTTGTGTTTGAGTATAAAGATTGAAAGCCGTTGGCCGCGTTATCGCTACCTGTTGTATTTGCAAATAAAGATGTAGCCCCATTAGCTGTGTTATTATTTCCTGATACATTAGATGTCAAAGCGGAAACTCCATTAGCTACGTTATTGTTTCCTGTTGTGTTTAAATATAAAGTGAGATAACCGTTAGCTAAGTTATTGGTCCCTGCTGTATTGTAGTATAATGAAAAACCTCCAATAGCTACATTACTATTTCCTGTTATGTTATAATATAAAGCTTGATACCCATTAGCTACATTATAAGAACCTGTTGTGTTAGCGTATAGACTTTGATACCCATTAGCTGTGCTATAAATTCCTGTTGTGTTAGAGTATAAAGCTTCATTCCCATTGGCCACGTTGCCAAATCCCGTTGTGTTACTGAATAGCGACAGAGAACCGGTAGCTACGTTATAAAATCCTGTAGTGTTATAGAATAGTGTCTGCTGCCCATTAGCTACGTTATTATAACCTGATGTATTGTAATGTAGCGATGTAGACCCATTTGCTACATTTCCATTACCTGATGTATTGTAGTATAATGAAAAAAGCCCATTAGCTACGTTATCGCTACCTGTTGTATTAGACCGCAATGCAAGGACTCCATTAGCTACGTTATCGCTACCTGTTGTATTAGAATATAAAGACCTATATCCATTAGCTACGTTATCGCTTCCTGTTGTATTGTAGTTTAAGGCCTCGTATCCGATGGCTGTACTAGAGTTTCCTGATGTATTGTTACGCAAAGCTGCTCGTCCAATAGCCGTGTTGTCAGAAATATTACCGCCGCCTTTTCCTATGGTTAAGCCGCTTATATCTGCATCTACAACGGAAAAGATAGAACCATTATTCGCTACCTTAAAAACAGTTGTTCCGCCGCCTAATATGTATTTTACTGCTCTGTAAAAATCTCCATCGTGAGCATCTCTACTATAAAATAAAGAGCCTACTGAACTTCCTGCGTTATCTTTTAATTCGCCAAAGAATCCAATATTATCTAATCCCTCTGCTTCAACAGAAAAGCCGCCAACGAATCCCAATAATTCACTAGGGCTTTGCCCATATATTTTTGCCGAGTAAGCATCAGGGGATGCTCTAAAATCCGGGTATGGGCTTCCTGTTTGATTTGGAATTGTAACTAATACTCCATTTTGATAAACAGTTGGTAAATTAGCAAGAGTTATCTCAATGCCTTTTTCTACATTTGTTTGAAGAACAATAGTATTGCCTTCATCTACAACTTGCTGTAAAGTTTGTCCTCCACTTAAACCGGAAGTAAATAAATTTAATAATTGACCAAGAGTAAAATTATAAGTAACGTCTTCAAACTTCCCATCCTCACTAGGACCTACACTTGTTCCTATAAGTTTATCGTCTAACTTAGGGTCAATAACATCTTCGTATGTGCTTATCTTAGCCATTTTTAAAATATTTTAGTAAGTGTAAAATTTTGAGATTGTATTGCGTTTAAAGCATTGGTTCCAATCCATTCTGCTGTAATAGTTAGAGTGTTTATTATTTCAGTATTAAAAGTAGTATTATTTATTAGCCCAATATTTACTCCTTCAAGAGAATTACTAGCATCTTTATTATAAGTAAACGCTCCATTTGCAAATAACTCTCCTATTCCATTTATTCCCAATTTTGTAACTGTAAAGTCTAAAATTAAATCATAAACCTTATTAGTAGTAGTAGGCATAATAACAACACCTGTATCTATTAATAATATTCCATTTGTTCTTACTCTAATTCTTAAATCTTGATTGTTACTACAGCTAATAGGACCACACATTTTTACGGCAAAACTATCTCCTACTTTAAATGTATTTGCAGGAACTGATAATGAACCTACTCCTGTTCCAACTATACTTTGTTCTCCGGTAGCATATGTTACAATACTACTTAATGCTGTTTGAGCAAAAACACCATAGTTATAATTAGTATCGTGATTTTGCCAAGCAGGGGCTCCTCCCGAACCTTGTGACACTAATATTTGACCTATAGTTCCTGCATTACCTGATACTTTTATTGGTCCATTTGCATTTAAACTATTACTTGCAGTGATATCAAATCCACTTAATGACCTTATTCCTAAAGATATGTCTTCAGTCGCTCCTGTATAAGGAACGTAAGTAGCTGATGCTGAAGACAAAGTAAGGTATGAATTGCTGTCAGTAGAACCATCTGCTTTTAAAAATTGAGCAGAGGTTCCGCTTAACTTAATAAATGAATTTGCAGTGATGCTATGTGTATATAAATCAACATCTCCCGTAGCTCCGGTATATGGAACATAATCCTGTAACGCTATAGAGGTAACATATATGTTATTATCTGTAGAACCATCTGCCTTTAAAAATTGAGCAGAAGTTCCACCTAATTTAATAAATTGATTTGCAGTAATTGAGTTGCTTCCTAAGTTAACATTTCCTGTTGCCCCTGTATATGGAACAAATAATCCTTCGCCACTAAGGGCAAGAACGTCTGATATTCTAAAGTTTTTTGTGTCTTTAGAATTTACATCAAGTGTGCCAATAACATAACTCCCTAATGTAGGAGGAGTAGCAAATGAATATGTACTTATTTTAGCCACAATATTTTAATTTAAAGTTAATAAATATAAAGTTTTATCAACTAATGTAAGCATTTCATCAATGATGTTTTGTAATTCAGAAGAATAATTATTTCTCTCTGTATTTAGTATAGATAACAATTCTCTTAAATGAGATGTTGAGTCCATAACTTTTACTTCAGGTATAACTATCTCTACTCTTTTATTTTGACCAAAATAAGCCTCTGTAAAGCCATCGGTTAAATCAAGTATTGAATCATAATATCCATTTAATGCTTTGTGCTCCGCAAACGATGTTGTTTGAAGGTGTGCGATGTGCATTGCATCTCTTGAATGGAATAATGTTCCAATAAATTTTCCCGGTGTCATAATATGTTTATTTTAGTTTTACTTCTCCTGTCTGTATATT